CTAAATCATTTGCCTTGTTAAGTTTTTCAATAATTTTAATTATATTTTTATTTGATTCTTTAAATAACAAATCTACTTCAACAACAAGAGGCCCTCCTGAATTATAATTTATTATAACTGCATTACAAGAGTTAACCATACCTTCATTAAGCATACTATTAACGCTAAATTCAAAAGAGTTTGGCACAAATGCAGGTTCAGACCATTGAGATGTAGCAGAATATTCTCCATCTACATACTTATATCTATAAGCAAAACAAATAAATCTTGTTTCTAAAAAGTTTTCTTGACCGCTTGTTACAATTGGAGTTATAGTTGGAGACTCTATTGGTGGTTTTTTTATAACAAGAATTGACTCAGGATTTAAAGCATCAATATTAGCCACCGGATTAGGGTATCTATTTCCAATAGGATTTACATTTATAAATCTTGGAGCATTATAATCGTCTGTCCAAAATAATAAATTGTCAATTAAATTTATTCCCGTAATTAGATACGTTGGATTGAAATTTAAAGTAGTTTTTATATTACTTCCATCATTTATACTAATAATATGATATGTTAATATATTTGTTAGTACATTATAAGAAACAACTAAATCAAGTTTGTTTGTTGGATTTGGACCTAATGAAGTTGTAGTAAATGCAGGGTCGTGAACAAACCAATATATTGTTTCATTAGCACTATCTTCTATAGCACCTATACATCTTGCATCTATACTTACAAGAGTTCCATCTATATAAGATAAATTTGTTAATGGTAAATTTCCTTTTGTATTTGTTACTACACCTATCTCTGATTCTTCAGTAGAACCCATTCTGATATTCATAGCTTCAATATACTCAGTATCAGGAAGCATTCGTTCATCAACGACTTTATTCATTCTTCCTGCTATAAAGTTTCTTGTTATTTTTGTCATATTATTTAATTATCTTATCCATACCTCTTAGATTCATTAATAACCTACCAGGATGTATATTGCTAATTCTTATTTTTGCATTTGATAACAAAGCTCTTCTATCTTTTTTAGCACGTTCTAATATATATTGTTGAATTCCAAATTTATTATTTAATATTTCATATTTTATGGCAGCATAAATATATTGTTCAAATAATTTATTTACTGTAATCAAAGAGTTGTCTCCATTTTCCATACCATCAGAAACGTATTCAAGAATACAAATCTCCCCTGCCATACTTGAATCAAAATTTATTACACCAGCTTTTTTATTAATATTAAATGTTGGATTAAAATTAGCTGTTTCTGTATTTAGTCCAAATCTCTTTTCAAAATACCACATTCCATCCATATACCAACCTTCTGAACCGTGAAATTGATTTCCTTGATTAAGGTAAATGCTTTTCTTTAATCCCATTAGTCTATCGTAATCAATATCAGAGTATTGAGGCTTAAGCACATTTCCGTTTTGGTCAAACAGAATATTTCCTTGTTGATCTTGAAGATACGCATTAGAAGATATTGCTTGAATATTTTCAGTCAAAGGTCTTAAATAACCATTTTTATATAAAGAAATACGAACCCAATTAACATAATCTGATGGAAGTACATATCTTAAGGAATCAGCTACGCTTAACTCTAATACTTTAATTTCTTTAAATGCATCATAATTAAGTTCTTGTACAGCTCGTTTTGCATGAAATAATATTTTATACCTTTCTTCATTATTTACTAATGAATGATTTCCTGCATACATTAATGAAAAATTATTTACAATGTCTTCTAAGCTAATATATTGATAAGATCCCCAATTTAAATCTTGAGGAGTATTTCCATTGTTATCATAATATTCATATTGAGATATATATGCCATTTTTTTTATTTTATTATTGACTTTGTTGTTGTTGTTCTTGTGTCATTCCAAATTGAGTTACTAATGGTTCTCTTATTGATATACCACAATATTCAAGTATTTTAGTTACTAATTTATATCCATCGTTTAAAGATAATTCAAAATCTTGATAATCAGGTTGTGATTGACTAAATGCCGGATCTCCACTAACCAATGTAACATAAGTCCATTTTGGAGTTTTTGGAAATCTAAAGTAAACAGCCTGAACTTGACCTTTGTTATTTATTGTAGAAGGATACATTACAATCGCTTCTCCTTCTAATGTATAAGCAGGGAAAATATTTGAAGGCTTTGTTAAATTAGAATTGTTAATCATTGTTATTTTTCCTACACTAACTTTTTCTGATTCTTTTGGTGCATTTAAATATATTTTATATTGATCTCCTGAAGCTAAAAAAGAATCTAAATCAAGATTTATTATTGTATTTGAAAATACAGAAGCAACATTGGTTACAGCTCCTGTGGTTATATTTGCAACAATGTCTCCAACTGAAATACCATCAGATAAAAAACTTGCATTTGAGTCAATTAATTGAAAAGTATTTATAGATGTGTTTGTTCCTGTAGTTAAAATATTTGGATAACAAAGTATTTTTAAAATATAATAAGCATAGTTTCCAACAGTAACAACAGTAGGTATTGAGAAATTTTTAGTATTTATTTTAGCTAAATAATCTGTTTTTAAAAATGTTTCTAATATTTCAGCAATAGGACTTTCAATATCAGCGTAATCAGTTCCTGAAATACTACCTCCTGCTACTTGTCCTGATGGTACACGACCATTTTCAGCATTTATAACTTTATTATAACTACTAAAATATTCTTCAAATATTTCCATTTGAGCATTTGCTGCATACAAATTAAAATCTGATGGAGAAATATATCCGTAATTATTTTTGTTCAATACGGACAATACAGCATTTCTAACTTCATTTATCATTTTTAATCTTTTTACAAATATAATAAAAAAAGCACAAAAATTAATTTGCGCTTTTTAAAATAAAATATATCTTAGTTTGGTGCAAATAATTATTATAAAATACTTGCTTCTAACATTTTTAAAGAATCAATTCCTTCATCACTAGATAAATATCCTGCAGCAATATAGTGAGGATCTTCTCCAAATGGAACTGAAATCATTTTCTTTTTATTAGTAGGAGTATTGAACCAAATTTCTTTATTATTATTTCTAAATGTTAATAAATTTTTCTCAAAAAATAATATAACTTTAGATTGAAATTGTAATTCAGGATCATTTAATATATTAATAAATCCTCTAGGATCATTCTTAGCAAATACTAATATATCTCTTTTTAATTCAGCTGTAGTAAATATAGAAGGATCTTTTCCAAACATTACTCTTGTAAGAGTTTCTATTTGTTCAATAGATAATTTTCTTGCTTCAACTAAAGCATCTATTTCAATATTAATATCAGATACTTCATCATAAGCTTCTTTCTCTTCATCAATCTCAACAAATATCTTTTGATTTAAAGGATGATAATGTAAAAAAGCTTGTAATACAGGATTTGTTCTTGGTACATTTAAAAAGCCATCTTCAAAAATAATTGGCTCTAAAATAGCATTTCCATCTTGCTCATCTTCAAAAGGAGATTTCTGATTTACAGAATATCTAAGAGCACGATTTTGATTCTTTTTTTCATCATACCACATAAGAGGAAATCTTTGTTGGTTTCTTGATGCTAATGTATAGGAAAGTGGATTCCCTATAAGTAATTTGTAAACTTTGTCTGTTGCAGTCATTTTTATATATAATTAAATTTGATTTAAAAAATAGAGAGGAATATAAATATCCCTCTCTTATTAATACTAAATATTATCCAAAACGGAATAATACGAAATTGTTTGCACCTAAAGTACATACACATCTTTCAGATAAGAAGTTAACCTCCATTGCATCTAAGTCAGATGTTTGAGCACCACCAGCAGAACCTGTAATCCAAGTTTTGTATCTACGGTCTTCAGCTTCTGAAGCTCTATATCTAACGTGTAAGAAAGGTCTCTTAGCATTTTTACCTAAAATTTGATCGTAAACTGATGTAGATCCTGCTGGAACTAAAAGACCAGTTACTGTACCTGTTGCTGTTGCTGCAGCAGCATTCAATCCACCTCTCATAGTTGGATCGTTTAAGTATTTCCAATCAGATTTGTAGAAATCATAACCTCTACGGAATCCTGTAAATCCTAAGTTTAATGCCATTTCAGTGTCATTATCGAAAAGACCATAAGAAGCTGATGCTGCAGGAGATCCTCCATTAAATCCATTCAATGTAGCTAACATATTGTCGATGTCAAAAGACAATCCACGGTTAACAAATAATGCATTTTCTTCAATAGCACCTTGCTTATCTAAACGAGCAACAATGTTATCCCAATCAGATAATGCAGTTGGTGTACCACCGCCCCAAACATTTCCTCTATTGTTTACAACATAGAAGATACCTTCAGAACCACCTTGACCTGTACCACCAAGATAAGCAGAAGCTCCTGAAGCTGTTTCAGCAGGAACTGCTTCAATCATTGAAGTTTCGATGTAATCTTCAAAACGTAAACGAGTTTCGTGCTCTGATTTCAAATACCACAAGTAACCTGTAGCACCATTCTCAGTAGTAACTTCAACCCATCCGATTTGAGCCATATCAGAACCATTAACAGAATATTTATCTTTTAAGATAATAGGCTTGTTAGAGAAGATTTCGTCTTCTGCCTCTAAAGAACCAACCATTCCGGCAGTTCCTTTTTTGAACTCAGAACCATAAATAAATACAGTACATTGAGTAGATACAGCAAATGCTTGTCCTGTAGCCTCATAGTAAGCTACTGTAAAAGTAGTTGCAGAAGGAACAGCAGTAACGATTGCTTTGTTGAAAACACCTGTGCTGTTATTTTGAATCATAACAGTTTGATTTACTCTAATTGCGATGTAAGTAACACCTGCATCAGCTACTGTAAAAGTTGCTGTATTAGCGTTAATTGCTGCCGCTGAAGTACAGTTAGTGTACTTAATGTGAAGACGACCTTGTTCTGCCCATTTGATTTGGTCAGAGTTAGAAGGCATCTCTGCACCTACCATTCTTAAGAATGATGCGATGGTTCTATTACCATAACGCTCAAATTCTTTTTCGTAAGTATCAGGAAGATACTGATTCAAAAAGTTGAAGTTAGTAATATAGTTTGTCTGTAACGCTACTTGCTCCGCTGCTGGTTGCAATTGAAAAGTAGGCGTTGATAATAATGCACTTGCCATTTTTTTAAGTTTTTATTAGTTTATAATTTTTTCATACTGCGGATTTTTAAGCTTCTACCCGAATCAGGATTTACCGCTTTTACCTGCATTCCATCCATTGACCTTGTGATTTCAGGAGATCTATTTTCAGACATATTAATATTTTTAATACTCTTCATAGTTCCTTCTGTCGCATCAGCTTGACCTTGTTCATAAAAGAACCTAGCAAACTTGTCAGGATTCATAGCCATAGCTAATGATTTATGATAACCTGATGCATCCTTAATTAAACCCTGATCATCTAAATACTTGTTTATAAAGTTTGCAGGTGTCGATTGGTTTTTTTTAAGTTCATTTGCATCTCCAGGATTGAAATTTATTTTTTTATTATTAATGTTGAATTCAAAACCTTTAAATTCTTCATTAAAAACTTCATCAGTTTTTTTATTAAACCAATTTCTTTTTCTTTCATTCTCCTCATCAATACTCTTCGCTTGCTTAGTATATTGCTTATAGCTTTCATAAATTTCTTTTTCCTCATTTGGAACAAATGCAGTACTTGACTCAAGTGGCACTTGGTATTTTTCTTTTTGAGAATTAAAAAACTTTTTAGCTTGAGCAACAGCTTTTTTTGTTTCTAATTTAATCTTTTTTATTGATGATTCATCATCAAATTCTTCATCATATTTATATGCTTCCATCAACGTATCTATATCATCAGCATCAAGACCTTCTTGAGTGATTGTTAGATAATTTTTAAGTAAACTTTCAGGGTTCATTGAATCATAATCTTTTTTAAGATTTACAAAATCATCAAAACCTCTTCCTGTTTCTTTTTTATATTTCATAAAAGCAGCAACATCTTCAGGCAAAGGTTCAGCTTCGCTTCTTTCTGCCATTAACTCATCAAATGAGTTTATATGCTTATTATATCTTTTTCCAATATATGAAAGAACTTGTTCTTCATCTAATTCAGGTTTCTGTATAATATCTTGTACAGTATCCTGTTGTTTTATATCGTCTTGTACAATATCTTGTACATCGTCAAATTGTTGTTCGTGTTTCTCAATTAATTCTTGTTCAACTTGAGCAACTCCTTTTTCTTCTATACCGTCTAATAATCTTACTTTCATTTCCATTTTAATTTGATTTAATTTTTTACAAAGCTATACATTTTTTTTTATATTTTAACGAGGTTCAAATTCAGCAAGATCAAAACCATCTAAGCTATCCTCATTTGATTCAAATGATAAAGGAGGAAGATTATTTTTTCTTTGATTTATTAATTTTGATTGCTGTGTGTTTTGCAAACTAATACGTTTTTCTTTAGCATTCTCTCTTTCTTTTTCTCTCATATTTAAACTTTCTTTTTCAACTCCATTCATTTGTTGATTGTAAGAAAATTCTTCTGCCATTAAATGAGATTTTAATTCAGCTTGAACTTGCATTATTTTTATACTATACTCAGCTTCCATTTGTTTTAACTTGGTTTGTACTTCAAGTTCTGTTTGCATTTTTTGAATTGATAATTGACCTGCCATTTCTTGAGATTGCAACTGCTGTTGAGCCATCATAGCTTGTTGCTCTGCTTTCATTCTTTCTTCTCTTTCTTCTTTTCTTTTTCTTTTATGTTTTAATAATTGATTAGCAAGTTTGATATTTTTAATTTCACGAATATCAATAGCATCTTCAAGATTAATATCTCCTTTAGATAAAGCCATTTGAATATTTGCTTCAAGTTGAGCTTTTTGTTCTTCATCAGGAGCTACTTCAATAAATATTCCAAAATCATAAATATAAAGGTCAGATATATCATTTAAAATAGACACATTATACTTTCCAATTTTATTTATAAAATCATCTTTAAAATCAGAGTACTCTAATATATCAGCTATTCTATACGTTAATGCTTCAGCTAATGTTTTATATACATACAATCCACCTTGAAGAATATGTCTTGTTGCTGTATTTGAATTTAATGATGCTAGTTTTTGTAATCCTACTAACGAATTAGGGTCTGGCATTGAAGCATCTCTTGCTTCGTTTAATCCTGTTACAGTTCTAATCATATCCATATAATGATTATAATTAGCAAGAAGCATTTGTGTTTTTCCAGCACCTGAATTTGAATTTAACTGAGTGATTGGAACTCTTGCATTATTAAATTCTCCATCTTGAGTATAACTTCTTCCTATAACAGAACCTGTTTGAAAATATAATCTTAAAGCATCTTCAGGATTATAAGCAGCTCCTGTTCCTAAATCAACTTCATTAAGACCATCAGCGTCAATAAATACACCATCAGGAACAACCCGATTAATTACTTGTTGTAATTTTAAATGCGTAATTTGAATTAAATCAGCAAAAGGTATCATTCTACGAACTGTAGATTCAATAGCCCCTTTATACATACGAGGAGCACAAGCTATATAATTAGGAATAGCATGTTGAGATGATGATTTAGGTCTTACCATATTTTCAGATAATTTCCACTGCAAAAGAATATTGGTTCCCATAACCATAATTCCTTCATACCAAACATCTATTGTTTTTTCAATTTTTTCAAAATTACCTTCTTCCATCATTTCTGTTGGAGGATTGAAACTATCGTCTTTTTGTATTACTCTTGAACCACCATTATCAAGCATTTTCTTTTTATATACTATTTTTTTAGTAGTCTTATAATTAAAATACATTAAAGTACAAGTGTCTCTTGAAAATACACTATTCTCATAAAATTGAGAAACATTGTAATAATCATACCAACCTTTACTATATTTAGATATTTCTTCTAATTCTTCAGTTGTTAATTTTTGATCAATTTTCATTAACTCAGTTATAGGAAGTGTTTTTATTTCTCCCCAATAGAAACAATCTTTAAAGTAAGGATCTTCAGTATAACTATATACAACATTTGCTGGATCAACATAAGATATTTTAATACCAGACCCTTGAAGAAATTCATGCTTTACTATTGATATACCAAGTACAGTAGCATCATAATCTAATCTTCTTCTAGTATCATCATAATGATTTTCATCAAATATTGTATTTATAGAAGTTTCTTCTGCTATTTCAATAGCAGGTTTATAATTAAGTTGCATATATAATGATAATTCATCATCATCATTTGGTAGTTCATTTGGGTCCATAACAAAAGGATTGACCCCAGATAACTCTTTAACTCTTGAAAGAAAGTCCTTTCTTACCATTTGAGATTCCATCATCTCTTGATACCTATTTCTTTTAGCTTGAGACATAGCATCTTGAGCATAAGCCTTTGGCTTAAACATTCTGTCAGCCATACCATTTACTATAATATCAACAAACTTAGGTATTATTGGAACAGGAGTCCAATCTAAATTAAGATAAGATAAATCTCCATCTATTGCTAATTCATTTTTATATTTGCCAACAGATTGTTCTCCTCTAGCATAAAGTCTAAGTTTATGGAAATCTCTCCATTGACTATAATATCTACAGTTAGTTCCATCTTTTCTAAACCACTCATATTGAATGGCTTGACCTACTTGCAGCCCAAACTCTTGAGATGCCTTTACCGAATCAGTAGCTAGCTGACTAGGGAAAGCTGACGAGGTAATATCTATTATTACGTTTTTCATCTAATTAATTGACTTGTTGTTCCATCATTTGAATACCTTGCGAAGTTAATAATAATTTTTGAATCTTTTTTCTCAGGCATATATAAATGCTTTTGATTAGCCATAATAGCCAATCCCGAACTTATAGATGCATCAAATTTAGTCCTATCGTTAATATCAAACTTTGCCCAATCTTCTAATGTTCTAGTAAAAGGCATTGTTCCCATATCGTGAACTTCTCTATAAGCACCAGTAAAATCTATACCTACATATTTTTCAATATAAGATTCAATAGCAGATGCATGAGATTGTTTAACATCTTCCGATGAATTTGGAATTCCTCCAAGTTCTCGTTCAGTTGGAGATAATTTATTATATTGTTTGTCAGGTCTATTTAAAGAATAAGCTCTATATCCTCTATTTTTAAAATGATACAGCAACCTTGGTTTATTATTTTCTATAAGTATAGGCATACCATAAAAGACACAAGCCATTAATA